GTGAAACTGATGTTCATGCCCTAAATAATCTTGGTCTGGCACATTATATGTATGGCCGGGATGAAGAAGCTATACGCTGTTATAATAAAGCTGTAAAGAAAAAGCCAGAGTTTTGGGAAGCTTGGTGGAATTGCTCCACTGCCTTCCTGCGTCTAGCTTCCTCCGGTGACTCTAGTAGATGGGCACGAGGCTGGGAGATGTATAAGGCTAGATTTCTAAAGAATGAACCAATTAAATTAAAGAATAAAAAAGAGAACCTTGTATACTGGGACGGTATCACTCCTGGGTCGTCTATAATTGTACTAACCGAACAAGGTATCGGTGATAATATAATGTGGGGAAGGTATCTACCTTTATTAGCCAAGAAGTTTGATAAAGTATATGTGCAGTGCGATCCTACTATTGAAACCTTCTTTACTGATTATCATCCTACTAGAGATGCTATTCATACTTGTGCAGAAGTGGCATATCCAATGTGTTCTTTAGGAGAGCACTTCCCTGATATGCCTCCTGGAAATTGGTTACATGATAAGAATTTTGGGTGTACTACACTTCCTACAGAACGTCCTAATGTGGGTATTATCTGGGCTGGAAGCAGTACTCATGCTAATGATGCTTACCGTAGTGTTGATATACGCCGCTTCTATCCTCTTGCTAAGCATTGTAATCTATATTCCCTTACGCCTGGTTTTGCGGGGAATAAATATGTTAAACCGTTACCTATTAGCTCATGGGATGATACTGCCACGCACGTTAAGGGGCTTGATCTCGTCATTGGAATTGACTCTTCCGTAATGCACTTAGTTGGATCTATGGGTCGCGAAGGATGGCTATTACAACCTTATAAGGAAACTGACTTTAGATGGGGTGTGATTCCTGATCCTTCTGTTATTAGTACTCGCTCCGTTTGGTATTCGTCGATAGAAGTATTTAATAACCCCCAATCATGGGAGTTTGTTTTTAAGAATGTGGAGGACCACCTTGTTAGTCGTTTCGCGTCCTGATATTACTGCGGATTCTATTATTGAATATTCGGTAGAAGATCGCTACATTAAACTGCCTATTGACAGGTATCTTGGATTATTACCTTCTCCTCTTGGGCGTGGACGATCTGTATTTGATGATTTGAACAGACCCCAAATTGCATTAATCAACGCAATTAACTCGCCTAAATACAGATTCGTCTGTGCCGCACTTAGTCGCAGACTTGGCAAAACTTACATTAGTAATATTATCGCACAACTTGTGCTTCTTATTCCTAACTGTAATGTACTAATTATGTCGCCTAATTATAGTCTTAGCTCTATTAGTTTCGAGTTACAGCGTAAGTTAATATCTACGTTCGATCTTGAGGTAGAGAAGGATAATAGCAAGGATAGGGTAATTGAACTAGCTAATGGTTCTACTATTAGGTTAGGTTCTGTTAACCAGGTGGATAGCTCTGTTGGACGGTCTTATAACCTAATACTATTTGATGAGGCTGCATTGTCTAAAGATGGTGAGGATGCTTTTAACGTTTCGTTACGTCCTACTCTAGATCTACCAAATTCGAAGGCTATATTTATCTCCACTCCACGTGGAAAAAAGAACTGGTTTTCTAGGTTTCATGCACGTGGATTTTCTAATGAATTCCCTGAATGGATATCCTTAACCGCTGACTATAGCGAAAATAAACGTATGTCAGAGAAAGACGTACGCGAAGCTCGTAGCATTATGTCCGCTGCCGAGTTCGAGCAGGAGTACATGGCGTCGTTTAACTCCTTTGAAGGCCAGATCTACTCTGTATCTCAAGAGAATATAGTTGATGAACTACCACCTGGACGATACGAGTTCTTTGCAGGTATGGATCCTGGCTATAAAGACCCTACCGCCTTTGTAGTATTCGCATACGACTTGGAAAACGACATTTACTTTATAGTAGACGATTATCTAGAAGCTGAGCGAGTTACCAAAGAACATGCAGCTGCTATACAAGAACTAATTACTAAGTGGAATGTTGACGCGATCTTTATTGATCCTGCATCTGCTCAATTCGCTGCTGACTTGGCTTACCTGTATGACATCGCAACTATAAAAGCTAAGAAGCAAGTCTTAGAAGGTATTGCATTCTGCCAGACCGTAGTGCAACAAGATCGTTTAAAGATTCTACGTCATTGCACTCATGTTATAGACTCGTTAGACCAGTATCAGTGGGATCCTAACGATGCACTAATAACTGAGAAACCTGTGCATAATGAAGCGTCTCACATTGCGGACGCCATTCGTTACGCTTTGTACACTTTTATTGTTTAATTACTTATGAGCGCTGGAATATATAAAATAACATTTCGTGATGGGTCTTACTATATAGGCAAGTCTAACGATCTTGCTCGAAGGTGGGATCAACATGCCAAGAATATGGTAGCTGGTAAACACGCCAAGAAACTACAAGATGCTTTTGATCGTTTTGGCGAACCAACTTACGAAGTATTAATTAACTGCCATGAAGATCATTTAGATACTTTAGAAGGTGTATTAATTAATAGTAACTGGTCCTCAGATATCCTTAATACTACTAGACCTAAAATGATTAGCGAAAAGGAATGGAAAGAAATTCAACATATACCTGCTAGTATGTGGATGGAAGGTCCAATCGCTAATTTAACGCAAATAACAAGGTTCGCTTCCCATATTGTTAAACTAAACAATATGTTAGAGGATGCAGAAAAAGAATATGAGAAAAATCTTGAAGAAGTTAAATCAGGAACTTTAGTAGAAATATTAGAGCGTGAAAAGTCACAGTTAAAACAAGAACTTGATGCTATAAAATCACGTGGATTCTTTGCACGTCTTTTTAATAACTAGCAGTTATTATGCCTTGTGGTAAACCTAAGAAGCCAAAACCACCTAATAAGTAAAATGAGCCCGCCTTAGTGCGGGCTTTTTGTTTTTGTGGCATCAAAAATTTTATCATTGACTTTAGCCACCCTTGGTGATATAATATCACAATAATGAAGTAGTATAATAAAAATGGACGTAACTAATGGGTACTAATACTAATAAACGAATAGGAGTCAAATGGGTTCGTGATAAAGCTAAGTCAGCATATGAAAAGCAGAGTGAATGCCACATCTGCGGTTCAACTGAGGAGTTAGAACTACATCACACTAATTCATTAACACTACTTCTTGAAAAATGGGCAAAAGATAATAATTATGATATTAGCTCAGATGAAGGTATTGTATCAGTTAGAAACGAGTTCATAGACGCACATCATTCTGAGATTTACGTAGAGGTGTTTACTTTATGTGCTAAGCATCATCAAAAGCTACATGGAGTATTCGGCAAAGCCCCGGCGTTATCAACTGCAGAGAAGCAGAATAGATGGATCGAGAAGCAAAAAGCTAAAGTTTTAGGAATAGAGTCTGCAGATGATAAACCTAAAGGATCATTTAGCGCCTTCTACTAGGAACCTTTATGTCATGGTGGAATATAGATATTCGCGAGTTCTTTACTAAAGAGAACCCAGCACAGGAACAAATACAATACGACTTTGGATACAGTATAGGTACTGACGCTTCTATTACATACGCACAAGCATATGAGAAGTTAGAATCCGTAAGTCGTGGTGTTAATATGATCGTATCAGGGTGTACAAGTCTAGAATACGACGTTAAAGACAAAGTGATAGAAGGCTCAGTGGTAGGGTTGAGACAGAAAACTGTTCATAACCTACTAAACTTCAGACCTAATCCTTACCAATCAGCACAAGAATTCAGAACTCACATATTTACAGACTTCATTCTAGAAGGTAATATATTTATTTACTTCGATGGAGTTCATTTATATCATCTACCTGCAACAAGCATGCAGGTAATTTCAGATGCAAAAACTTTTGTAGCTGGATATGAGTATAATGGTGTAACTAAGTTTAAGCCAAATGAAATAATTCACATAAAAGATATTAGTAGTAGTACAGTGTATCGCGGAAGTAGTCGTTTAGCTGCTGCAACAAGAACAATTAATACTCTGTATAAGATGCAACAATTCCAGGATCAATTCTTTGATAATGGAGCTATTGCTGGTATAGTTATCGAAACTGATAATACACTTAGCCAGGCGGCTAAGGATAAAACTATCATGAATTGGATGACTAAGTACTCTGTCAAGAATGGCGCAAAGCGCCCTATGATTCTGGACAGTGGTCTTAAGTTAAAGAGTATTGGAGATTCAAACTTTAAAGATATGGATTTTGATACATCTATCAAAACACAC